CGGTTAAACTGGGGGGAATTAGTGCCCTGCTAGCTGCAGCCATCAACCTACAAATCCCACTGGCTTCGTTCATCGCTAACCTTGTAGCCAGTTTAAGTCTGGGTCCAATAACCCTTTATTCCTTTGACCCAGACCCACCAACTCCTAACCTAGCTGCAGTTGGTAGTGCTATTAACGCAGAGTTCAGTGGTAGTATCCCAGGTGGAATTCAGAGCACCGACCCTGTTTACGGTTTGCTCATGGTCGTTGACAGCCCTTCTGTTTACGCTGGAATTTCAGCTATATTGAAGACGTCTTGAGTGAGGAACACATGGAAAGCCTATTCATCGACTCCACTCTCTTCTTTGAGAAGTCGGCCGGTACTGAGATTCCGTTGCCTGAGGACCCAAATCAGTGGCCTCAGGAGATTATGCAGCAGGTCTACAAACAGATTCCCTTCATCGCTGACTTCACACCCAACGTGGTGATGAACAGAACGGATGCGGAGCAGGGGTATGGTCTTGGTCACGTAGAACTCTCTAGTAAGACTGAGCTCCAGGCTGATGCCTCTCCACAGCAGCTAGATAAAGCTGGTGTCAAGAAAGTAGGAATCCCCATCATCGTTAGGGAGGGAAAGCTCCTACCGCTGGATATCCTTATTGCTAGTAACCTGAAGATGTATCCGGTTACTGAGCCCCGTCTTCGTCAAGCGATGTTTCGCCCTCAGGCCTTTGACATTACCTCTAAGACCCCTGGGGATATCTCTCTGATTAACCGTCTCTATGCTCCTCAAAGAGTGGGCTCCTCTGGTGCTGGCTTTGGTATGGGTATGATTCGCCCAGTGGAGAAGATGGGTTCGTGTGGTTTACCTCATGGCTCAGCTGATGAAGCTCCCAAGAAGAAGAAGAAAGAGAAGGAGAGTTGCAGAGATGGAATCAAGATGGGTTCTGTTCTTAGAGCCATTCTTCCAACCATCAGCACATCTGACTACCAGGCCTTCTTTGACAAGTTGGCCTCAGATGAAGCTCTCAGAGCTGCCTACGTAGAAAATGGCCCTGCAACACAAGAAGCTCTAGATACCCTTTCAAGATTCACACCCGCAGTTAAAATAGCTGGTGTTGCTGGGTACCTCTTTCAAAAGAGACCTTCTGTAGTTCAGATTGTAAAGGAAGCAGAGAACTATACAGTCAAGTCTGGTAATCACAACTACTGGGAACCGCTATCTCAGATAGTAGACCGTGGTCAAATTGTCCGACAATTCGGTGAGAAGATAGCTCTAGATGTAGACCTTACTGGTGCAACTACAATCACTGATGGTAGAGGAGTTGCAGAAGAGGAACAACCAGAAGCAGACCGCCCAGAACTCATCAAAGACTTTGGCACATACAAGGTTCAGGATAAAGAAGGTAAACACCTAGTAGGTCTTGTCTTCCCCAATCTACTAGACCTTGATGGTACTCCTTTACCTATTTCGCTCTTCACCAACGGTTCTCAATCAGCCCTTCAAGGTGAGATTGTAGGTGTGCGCTCTGGTGAGGGAACGTCCGTTCCTGAAGGTAAGCCAGCTGGTAAAGGCATGTTCTATAAAGTGCTTGCCAACGGCAAAGCCCAAGGCATGATGCCTGTGAATATCCAGGGTGGAGTGGATATGCCGGGCGTTGAAAATAAAGCCTATGTGGCTGAAACTCTACACGGAGAATCACTCAAGATTAAGCTGGTTCCCATCATCCAAAAGATAGTTAGAGCAGAGGATTCTGTAGCCATCCCCAGTGACTGGAAGTGGTTGCCACTAGGAGATTCTGAGGAAGTTGTTCTTGTTGATGACCCCATCAGCTTCAACAAGACTGCTGAGGCCCAGAGAAGCCTGGCTTCTGTGGTGGTTCGTTGTGGTGGTGCAGACGCCTTCTCTTTGGAAGGCCCAGCTCTTGACAAGGTTGCAAGTGAAGACCGCTCATTTGTGTCTATGAACGATGCTCTGTTCTTGCTAGGCGCTCTTGGCACAAACTTGGAGTATGGAGCTCAGAAGATAGCTGAGTCCTTCTACAATAAGGAGCCAGTGCCCATACGCGTTCGTAGGTATATCAAAACAGCTGAGGATGTTAGAAAGGAAGCTGCTAATAAGGCTAAGGAATCCCTCTCTGAAATTCCGAACCTCAAAGCTTATCTCTGGAAGGAAGCAGCGGTTATCCCAGACCCCACCGCGGTGGATACCGTTCTCTCATTGGGGTTCCTCAGTGCAGAGAACATTACTCCTTTCTTGGGTTACCTTCCAACGTTGGAGGGAGCTCAAAACAAACTTTGTGAGCTTCTCATCGCTGCACGCCTAGGAATGAAGGATGTCTCTGAGGATGCTTTGGATAAGGCCATCAAGTCTCTAGAGAAAGTCATAGAAGGACTCAAAACCCTAGCCTTCCAGAAAGACTAGTCATGCTGAATTATCTATCGTCATTTCGTGACGAGTTCGAAAAAATAGCTAAGTCCAGGTGGTTAAAGGCTTTGCGAACAGGTGAGATAACACCGGTTCAGTTAGCTGCAAGAGCGAAGCCTGGTCCTGAAGCAACCAAGACGTGGCTTACTAGGAGGACGGACACGGGTGGTGTTAGTCGATTCCACTCCAAGAGAGAAGAGCTGGAGCGTAGAATTAAAGCTTTCAGAAAAGCCAAGAGCGAAAGACCTAAGGAATATGGGGCCCGACACTGGCAGAAGGGGTATAATTTATCTCAGGCTACGGGCCCTGTTCCAGCTAGAGATATAATGAGCGGTAAGTGATTCGTAGAAGCCCTGCAGAGAAGTACCTCAAGTACCTTATCCTTCAAGGTCTTGAGGCTGACGAGGTGGTAACCAGGGCTCAGAAAGAGCATCTTGACCCACTTGGGGAGTGGTACATCCAAGAGCTAGAGGAGGGACTTAACCCTCCTCACCCCTTCTATCCCAAAGACCAATATCACTGGCCTTCCCAACAGTTCCTTTTAAAGGAGGGACTACTCAAACTTTTCTTCCCAGATGAACACACCAAGATAGCTTGGAAGATACTTCGAACCCCCAGAGCTAAAGAGTTTGTGGAGGCCATGACTCTATCTGGTGCTCCTTCTGAGATGATTAGGGAGTCTCTTACTTTCAGGAAGAATTTCAAATGCACTCCTGAGGCTATAGACCAGTACAAGAAGTACTTCTGGAACTTAGAGTTTGTAGACTCTACTGAGACTAAGGCTCTTTTGAGTATGCGCGTAGATGCACCAGCTGGTAGCAATGACTCAGATATCCAGAAGCAGCACAAGCATCTTAAGGCGGCCTCTTACAATGACCCACGCAAGGTAGCTGCTAGTCTTCCATGTTCCCCTCTGACTGCTCTCATGTCCCAGATGAGAATGGGGGTCATGCCTAAAAGGGTTGATGTTGCTCGTGTGTTTGAGGCTGTTCGTTTCTCAGCTGGTTTGAGAGCTGTAGAAGCAACAATGAGTGGTGAACAATATGCTAGTGAACGCACAAGAGACTTCATGCTTGCGTCCAAGCTAGCTGGAGAGTTGTTGGAAACTGTGGTAAGACCAGAGGACCAGTTAATCAACGAGCTCTCTTCAATTGCACTGAAGACTGATGAGGCACCTATCCCCACACTAAGACAACTCTCTGGTGGGGAGCATACTGTGTCTGTGCTACCGATGGAAGAGGAGGAAGTCCATGCTCAGCGAGAGCGTTCAGAAGGAACTGACGAATTTGAAGAAGGAACCTGATGCTCTCGATTTAGATGGAGCTGTTCCTGACTTTACATGCAACGGTAACTACACCACTTTTAGAGTTGAGCATGCTCTAATAGAAGGTAACATCGTCCTCCACTTCTTCCCTCCTGAGGAGATGGAGGATGGACCCCAGCTGCTCAATTACTGGAAGACCATCTTTCCAACCACGTTAGATGTTGTTGCCAGGAAGTACTTTGATGCTGAGTCCCCCAGGCTCTATGCTGAGTATGTCCCAGAGTTGTACTCTTGGTACTTCAGAGCCAACGGGTACAGTCACATTGTTGACTTGCTCTCTTTCCTAGAGGGCTTCTTTGACAAGTTGGACGAAGCTTTGGAAGCGTAGAAGCTGGTGTAGTTGGGGTAAAATCTCACCCTAGTAACGCTCCATCCTTCTTTTTTGGCATACTGACGAATGTAGGCCGCTATATACTTTTTGGCCTCACGTGGTAAAGTAGAGGTAATTCGTAGAGTTACCCTCCACTTCTCCTTCTCCTCATCTATAGTGGCTTCCCCACTAAAATGAGGCCCGGCTCGGTAGAGGGACTTCCACATATCAGTAAGCCATTTCTCTAGCTCCATGCTCACAAGTCCGTCCCCAAGTCCGTTTGAAGGTCAGGATATAACTCAGCAACCTTACTATCCTATAGATGATGGTATCGATGATGAGTGGAGAGTAGAAGAAGAACCGTTTGAAGACCCAGAGGTTATAGCTGATAGATTAGCTAATCTTCCTAAGCTTCCATCGATTCTTCCCTCTCAGTTCACTGCTTTTGCCTTCCGCATGCCCCGTGCTGACAACATGGGGTATGAGAACTTCTCTTTCGATGGCCGACGGCATATGGTCCGTCTGTACGACTCTCCTGCTAAGAGAATTCTACTCTGTACTGCCCGGCAGGTCGAGAAGAGTACCTTGCTCGGTAACAGAATGCTCTGTTACTCCACCCTTCTTACTGCTTATAGAAGTCTCTACGTTTCTCCGTCAGCCACTCAGACCAAGAAGTTCTCCAACGACCGTGTAAAAGAGCCTATAGAGACTAGCCCAGTACTCAAGGCTTACACTACTACGATGCTATCGAAGAACATCTTCGAGAAGCAGTTTGTTAATCGGTCGATGGTAACCCTTCGGTACGCATTCTTAAATGCTGACCGTACTCGTGGTATCCCTGCACACGCTCTCTTCATAGATGAGTTCCAGGATGTTCTCCCTGACAACATACCAGTCATAGAGCAGTGTCTCTCCCACGCTGCTGAGGAGATGAAGCGGTATGTATATGCTGGTACACCTAAATCTCTGGACAACAATATAGAGTACTACCGTTCTGAGCTATCTACTCAGGGGGAGTGGGTTGTACCTTGTGAAGCACATGGTGGTGAGACAGGACGATACTGGAATATCCTTGGAGAGAAGAATATAGGTATTAAGGGTCTAAGCTGCGAAAAGTGTGGCAAACTAATAGACCCAGCTCACCCAGACGCACAGTGGGCTTTTCAAGTAGGTTGGCACCCAAAGTATGCTCCTTTTGAGTCATACAGGATTCCACAGTTAATGGTGCCCTGGAAGGACTGGGATGAAATCCTTCTAGATTATAGGCGGTATCCTAGAGACAGGTTTTACAATGAGGTTCTAGGAATCTCCTTCGACTCTGGGCTGCGACCACTAACCAAAGCTCAGGTAATGGCTAACTGTACTGAGAAGTACAGTATGGCAGATATGGATGAGTATGTTCACTTATCCAGTGTTCAACCTATCTATGCTGGCATCGATTGGGGTACAGGAGAGAACTCATACACCGTTTTGACTATTGCCACCTACATAGACGGAAAGTTCAGAGTTCTCTACATGCATCGTTTTGAAGGAGAAGATGTAGACCCTGAGCCACAGCTACGTAAGATTTGTGAAATCATTCATAAGTTTAAGTGTAGAGTTATAGGTGTCGACTACGGTGGTGGTTTCCATCCAAATGACAGGCTAATTCGTGAGTTTGGTCCTCAACGAGTTCAGAAGTATCAGTACGCAGGAAGACCTCACAAAAAGATTTACTGGGATGACAAAATTAGAAGATGGATTTGTCACCGTACTGAGGTGATGAGTGACATCTTCAACGCTATCCGTCGTGGTGGAGTATTCGAATTTCCTAGATGGCAGGAGTTCAAAGACCCACATGCGTCAGACATGCTCAACATCTACAGTGAATACAACGATGTCATTCGTATGATGGTATACAACCATCGACAGGATAGGCCTGACGATTCATTCCACTCACTCCTCTATTGCTTCCTGGCTTCTATGCTTGTACAGCCTAGACCAGATGTAGTAGTTCCGCGTAGAGAGGTAGATGGAATCCCAGACGCTATGTATTCAGGCCCAGTTTGGCAGGGTTAACTTGGGCAAAGGTGACCAATTACATTCTCGTCCCAGTCTTTTCTGGGAAACATTCTGGTAGCTATACGGTCACCGTTGTTAATTCGTACGAAGAAGTAGCTAACATGCATAATGTGCCGTCTGGCCAATTCCATATATGCATATGCTGACTCCAACTCTTTATCAGAGTCAAATTCATCTCTGGGGGCATTGGAGCAAAGATGACGCGCTGCCATTAGGAAGGGTCTCCATGGCTCTTCATCTCCTGTATAATCCTTAACCAAGAGTAAGTATTCTTCTGTGATGGAGTACAAGTACCTAGCCCACTTTAGGATGTCCTCTGCTAGATACTCTATCTCCTCATCTGGTATTTCCTTTGCTAGGGTATACTCGTGTAGGACACTATCCTCATCTAGCTTTAGGGGCTCATGGTCTAAACCCAGAACAAAGGAAATGCGCTCTACTATTTTGGAGAGTGTGCTCAGTTCAGCCTGGTTTCTCGTTGCGATACTAGCCACTTCTGGAAAGGTTAAATTCCTAAGTTTAGTATCCGCCATAGCCAGGATATCACTCCTCCTGAAGCGAATAGTTTGTCGCACTCCTCCACTGATGTGGACCGGCTGTAACCTTCCAGTACTACACCAACTACGTACTGTTCTAGAGGTTACTCCCAGGATGTTGGCAGCTTGTTTTATGGTTAGTAAGTCAGCCTTACTCTCTACTGGTTTGCTTCCCATGGGCTTGATTTATATGCTACTCCTTAAGAGCGCGCATTGAAAGAGGTTCTCATGAATGAGCTACCCGCTAGTGGCCTAGTTCAACAGCTTAGTGCCAAACCAGTTACTGGACAACATCTTGAGGTTTTGGGAAAGAAAGCTGCTGCCCTTTGGGTTAGTGGCGAGTGTAGAGACCTAACTACTGCGGTTGTTGAAACAGTGAAAACAGCCGGTCTCTCACCAGAACAAGTTAAGAGAGTTGTAGAGTTCGCAAACACAGATGCTTACCAGCAACAGTTTAGGAAAGAGTCTGCGCACAAATACATCGAGTTCGATGGTGGTCCTGCAGACGTTTCTGATGTGCTCAAGGACCTAAATGATGGTGGAGGAGGAAGTGTTTTTGATGATGGTCTTGGTGACTATGAAGCACCTCCTGAAGAAGTAAAAACCTCCGCTTTCAAGAACTCCTTTTTGGATAAGGCCTTCCAGGTTGAGGAGCTCCCCTATCCTTACGAGAATCCCTGTCAGGAGTTGGTAGCTCTTAGAGAAAAGCTGGCTAGTGCTTGCGAGCATATGACCTCCGAGCTAGGTGGCATCGAAATCATGTACATGGATTTAGGTGACCAGCTCTACCACCATGTAAAACAAGCAGCCCTCAATGACACACCTCTAGGACACGTTATCCAAGCTTGGCAAGATGTAAGTCCTCATCCTGACCATGTAAAGATAGCTTTTCAGAGGATGACTCCTAAGTTGATGGAAGATGGTGTCTTCTACACCTTGGACTCTCTAGGGGCCTCTATAGAGAAGACAGCTGGTCTACGGCTTGTCAATAAGGAGCACCCTCTAGTAACTACCTTCCAAGAATTCTGTGGGACCATTGACAAGCTTGCTTATACGAGAGCAGTTAGAGAAGAGCTCACAGAGGCTCTAAATATGGCTACTGACTTGTTGAAAGAAGCTGCTTCTAATCCTACGACGATAGGTAAAGCATGGCGCTTTTTAACTGAGCATGCTGGGCGCGGTGGTGAAGCGGTCTACAAGTCTCTAAGAAAACCAGGTGAGGAGCATGTGCCTGAGTGGGCAGCTAAGAGCTTACGGTTTGGTATTAGTAAAACCCCACATGCAGCAGCTACCCTTGGTCTTCTAGAAGCAAAAAGACAAGCAGAGTACTCTCCAACTGTACAGGAGATAGCTCAGTATATTCCTGGCACCCGTGCTGAGAGAGAGCGTAGAGCTCAGATGGCCTATCAACGTCAGATGCTGATGGCACAGTGAGGTTGTGATGGATAAGGAAGCTCTCCCGCTATTAAGAACATTCTGGGGTGGAATGAAGCAAGTACCAACTACTATAGCTGGTACCCTTCCTACAGCTCTTGCAGCTTCTGCAGTATCTGCTGGTTTAACCGCTGGCGCCCTAGGGGCTAGCAAAGCGTATGATGCCATCACCAAGGGGATGGACTTCCGTAGTATGTTGGAGGCCAACCCTCACCTGAGACCTTTACATAAGGCTGACCCTAAGGGGTTTAACCTGATGTTCTCTAGTCTTCGCGCTATGAATCCGGCCTTTTCTAAGGACCCCATTGTGGCTGGTACCTACATGTCTCGCATGATGGAAGAGCCAATGCATGCGGGTGGAGTAGCTGTAGAGGCACTCACACATGCAAGAGGCCCCAGCCCGATGATGGAAGCTTTCCTCAAACCTACAGTTAAGCCTGTAACTCCTCTAGCAAGAATTGGGGAAGAAGAAACTGCCCGAATGCAGGCACGTGAACCCTTCACTGCTGCAGAGCAGGCTGCACAACAGCGCTTCCAGACTGGTCTTCAACGTATGAAGGAACGTGGCTCAGCTAGACTAGAAACGTTCAAGAGAAGACTGGGTAGAGAGGAAGGTCCCAGTTATCTAAATCCTAACCTTCCTATGCAGAAGGCACGGCTAAGAAGAGCTATGGCAGCTAGGGGTATCAAGCCAGGTAAGCCGTGATAAAGACTAGTCTCTTTCTTAGTGAGGAGTTTAGGCCTGCAGCGATACCGCTGTTTGGGAATGCTGACTCTTACTTTGAGAAGGTGGCTGCTCCGCAACTTCTTCCAGATGTTGTCTCCTATATAGAACGTCTTAGACCCCAAGATAACTGCCAGTATGTTCTGGTGAATGCAATGGGTGCTGGAGAGTGGTGGGGCTCTAACACCAATGCAGATTGGTTCTCTGAAGCATCTCTAAACCACGTACCAGATGACTGGAGTGGCATTCCTCTTCTTGATAAGTTAAAGGCTAAGAGATGGCCGTATGGGTGGCCTACTTTTTATTTAGCCCACCCATTTGCCCACCATAGGAATAAGAATCCAGCTAGAGCCTTTGGTGAAGTAGAGTTAGCTTGCTGGCACCCCAGCATGAAGCGGGTAGAGCTTGTTACCCGTATAGATAAGGACAAGTGTCTACAGTTTGGTGGGGTACATGCGTGGGATAGAATTAAAGGTGGAGGCTTTCCTGATGTATCCATGGGCACAAGGGTCAACTTCGACCTCTGCTCTATCTGTACAGACTGGGAGCTCTACCGGGTTGCTTCACAGACATTCGACCCCAAGAAGCACAAGTATGTAGGGGAGGCCATTCTTCAATTTCACAAGTTGAGGAAGGCCAAGGACGGTGTGGGTATCCGTGGTTTGTCTATCACGAGGATGGACTACTGCGAGCATATGCGGAAGATGCCCAACCGCATCCTTCTAGATGGTCGCAAAGTATTCGTCTACAATCCCTACCCCCGCTTCTTTGATATCTCCTTCGTTTTCATCGGTGCAGATAAAACTGCCAAGGTGATGCTGAAGATTGCTGAGAATAAGAAGAAGATATTTCTTCCCTCGGCTCTTCAAGCTGCAGCCTGGGGGTACAAAGAAGATAAAGAGCGCACTGGAGACGATGGAAGACTCGAGGATGGTTTAGAGGAGGAAGAAGCTGGGCAGCTCAAGACTTCCTCCGACAATGTCTTGAAGCTCGCTTTTTTGGGTAAGAGAGCTAAGCAAAAGAGTGGAGAGATAGTTAAAGACGTTGTCCCCTCTCAATTTGCTGGTAAAGCAATCCCCGCACTGACTGAGAGTGAAGAAGACTTACCAGATGAAGTTACAGAAGCTCTAGCTAGTAGCCCTCTTAAGAACTCTCTATCTTCCACAGCTGGTCTGGGTATGGTTCTACGCCCCAGAGAGTTCCAACGAATAATCCTCATTCGTATGGGTAGAAGGCCATTGGCTGATTCTCTGGATAGGGCTGGCACAGTTTTCCCCAGTGTAGAAGAGAGCACCCCAGTTGGTATGGGTGTGGACAAAATTCTACCAGTGCTAGTAAGATTGCTTCTTCCACTACTTGCTGCTAGGTCTGCTTTGGGACCGGCAATTGAGCGGAGGGTAGTAATTTGTGGACCTAGCAGTGGAAAAGTTTTACCAAATACTTCCCATCACTCCGATTTACTGCATAAAATCGGAGCTGCATACAACGGTTACCGACAAGAGCTAATGGAAGTCGTCCCTGAAGCAGCAGATTTGTTTCACAGCACAGTTTGTGTTGGGGATGAACTACAAAAGCTTGCTAGTGTCCCAGTGAACAAAATGTTCACACCTTTAACAGTTGCTTATCTACAAGATGCCTTTATGGATGAGGTAGGTAACTGTGGTAACACTATTCTAGGCATAAGCCAGCGTGGAGAGGGTGCCACCCTCAGAGAACACGTGGGAATCTAAGTTAAACCACAAGTTCGAAGGAACTATATATCATGAGCATGAATGAGTACCTCGCTGAGGCGTACGGCACCGCTGGATACACCGAGGGTTACAACGAAGACCTTCAAAAGCAGGCTGAGGTAGAGATGTTTGCCAAGCTTGCAGCTGCAGAAGGCATCGACCTCAATGAGCTTACCGATGACCAAGTAGCAGAGCTTTGGGACGCTACCATGGGCAAGGAAGCTCAAGAAGAGGAAGAGGGCGAAGAAGAGGAAGAGAAGAAGGAAAAGGCCAAAGCAGAGCTGGCCCAGAAGAAAGAGTCTGCTGATAAAGTAGCAGAGGCTGACTACTGTGGTCGTGTGATGGCCCATGCCTTCGCTCAAGAACTCGGCTACATCGAAAAGGACGCTGCTGATTTGAAGGGTCTCTATACTAAGGGTAGGGCAATTGCCAGAGGCCTTGGTGAAAGAGCTAGAGCTGTAGCCCGCAAGTTTACGGGTGGTAGAGCTGCAGAGCTAGAAGAGGCTGCCAGCAAGGTGAAGGGAACCAAGGTTGGGCCTGGTATGAGGGCTCGTGCAAAGCGCGTTGCTGAAAAAGAGAGCATTCTAAGAGCTGCTGCTAAAGAGCGCAAGGCTGTAAGTCGTAGACGTCGTCTAGCTGGAGGGGGTGCAGCTCTAACAGCTGCCGGTCTTGGTGGCGGGTTGGCTTTGGGCCGAGAAAAAGGAGGCTCTGCAATTGATGAGCTTGCAGTTGAGGAAGCCATCTATAAGGCAGCTGAGGTTGGTTGGGATGCTGAGGAGGCGGCAGAGCGCATTGCATCTATAGAGGTTCTTGGCCTACTTCCTGACTCTGAGAAGATTGCTCATGTGGACAACACTGATGACGCAATCAGTGTTCGAGCTCTAGAGATGTTGGAGGCGGCTGGTTACCCCATTAATTGGGACTGACCAAGCTAAGCGAAGGGAGAATGGGAGGTAGTCTTGCAGAAGTTAGGAAAAGCAACTGTAAGCTCTACCTCTCGTGTTCCAAAGATTCGCATTGGCAATACCGTGGCTGGGAGTAGGAGGATGGCTTATAGCGGAATCAATTCCGGTGCAGCACAACCTCCCTCCCAGTCAGGTGCCGATTGGCAAAAGAGTATGGAGCCGCCAGACCCAAATCCACCCAAGGTGGCGCACACTTCTAAAGAGGAATCAATGCCTGTTTCTAGAATGAACTCCCCCAGTCTTGGGGACCTTGTTAAAGCAGCGATGGCTGGTGCGGCAGGACGTATCGACATCCAAGGAGAAGCAGCGCGCCAAATGGCTCATCTTGGAGAAGTTCCCTCCCCAGATGGAGGAGAGAAAGTCTCCAGTGAGTACGTGGAAAAGTTGGCGTGCGCTGTAGAGCAAGTACACCACACCTTCGTCAAATCCGGCGCTGATGGTTTAGGTACAACTAGTAATCAGCCTGGAAGTGGTCCTGGTTCTATTGGTGTGTTAGAGGCTACATCGGAGAAAAATGAGTTTGAGGCTGGCCAATCTGGTCAAGCTACTCCGACTAATCAGCCCCCCAAAGACCCAGGTACTGAAAAGACAGACCCAGCTACACCTACAACTGCGTTAGAAACTAACGTAGATATGCAGCATCCAGCCCAATCGGTTGACCCGATTAATAAGGGTGCTTCAGCTCTTGCAAAGAGTAACTTTAGTAGAGTTGCTAAATTAGCTGGTTTTACTCCTGATGCTCCTGTAACAAGCATCAGAAAAGCAGCTGCCTCGCTGAAGCGGGCTGAGGATGCCACTAGCCCATCCTCTATCTCTGCAGGCAAAGACCCAACTGGTCATACCGCTGAGCCTCCTGTAGGAGCTAGCCCTTCTGAAGAGAAAGTTCCGGCACAACCGCCGGATGTATCCAAGCAGGAGAAGATGGTTGGCTCTAACCAGTCTGCCATTGATTACACTAAGGGGCAGGCTAAGGCTGACCCCAAGAGTGACCTTGGTAATATCCTTGATGAGCCAGCACTAACATCTAGTACTGACAAAACTCTGCAGCAAGCATTTGATACTACAGAGCAAGCTGGTGTGAAGATTTCTTCTGACCAGACTTATCGTAGCAGTGCTGCACGGGCTCTTCTTAGCAAATTAGCTGAGGAAGCTAAGGCTGAGGCTGAGGCTAAGAAAGAGAAGGAAAAAGGCAAGGAAAAAACCCAGCAGTTTTCAGCACCTGGGGTTAACCCAGGAAACACAGCTGGAATGCCGTAGGAGGAACTGTGAGGAAACTAAGTAGCAAAGAAATTGCCCAGGTCCTTGCAGCGGTTCCTACCACTCTCCGCAAGCTTGCACAGGAGCGAGATGATGCACTTGCCAAGCTCGCCCAAATGGAGCGACGCGGTAAGGTGGAGAAACTCGCAGCAGAAATGCAACGCAAGGGCTTGGAAACAGACATTTCGTCAGATGCTTTAGCGGACAAATTAGAAAAGGCTGCTGATACGCGTCTTGACACAATCAAGCAGGCTGTTGATTTGGTCGGCCCAGATATGGGTTCCAGATTGGCTAGTCTAACCCACGACGAAACCCGTGCTACACCAGGCACTTCCAAGTTCGAGAGATATATCTATGGAGATGTCGGCTGAGGCTCGACTAACCCTAGGAGAATAGACGAATGAGTGTTCAGCGAGTCAACTTTGAGCCGATGACGGACATTCTCAAGGTCCATCGTCGGGATTTCCCACTAGCCGACCCAACCTTGGCAGACCCAATGAATCTAGTTCACCTCGTAGATGGTGAATGGATGACATTAGATGCCACGTACAAGATTCTACGTGCTACTGATGTCACAACTGAGGGTGCTGTTGCCAGCAAGCCTAGCTTCCCACTCTTTGCTGAGCGTGGGCGCTATGATGTTAGAGCTATTGCTGGCACCAAGATGCCAATCTTGTTCCGGGGTGAATACGAGTTCGATACTCGTATTTACAATGCTGCCGCCAACATCAATGGTGCAGGTAACCCGGCTATCAACACAGTATTGATGCCACTAAAGGTCATGACCATCAGTATCGATGGTCGCTTTTACACCGGCCTAGTAGGTCATGGTGGCTCTGGTGATACAGACCCCATCGTTGGTTATGTAACCAGGCTACCAGCCGCTAATAACCAGAAGCTTCGCTTCATCTCCGGCAGTCGTCACTAAGCCGGAACGGTGATGTACAAAGGAAAGATAAGGAGCTAAACGATGAGCGACGTTCCGGCAAGAGTCATCAACGACCTCTTCACACAGCGATTGGACACGCAAGAGGGTAAGGAAAAGCTTGCACAGTATGGTGGAAGTTATATCCGTGACCGTCTTCGTGAGGTTAGCTTTGCTCGAAAGGTTCTTCCACCAGAGCAGGTAACTAGAAACGATTGCCAGGTCAGCGTAAACCACGACACTCTGGTCAAGATTGTCAATGTGGAGCCACAGTCCCGTGCTATGGCCATCACCTTCCGGGGTGAGCCTACTGCTCGGTTCCTCCGTGGCCCCAAGGCAGAGGTGGCCTTCTTTACTATCTCCTCGGAAATGTTCCAGAAGACGGAGCAGGAGCTTCTCGCTTACGAGATGCCAATCACCAAGATTGTTGAGGAGAACTCAGTAAAGGATATCCAGGAGATTGAGGACCGCGAGTTCACAATCCATATCGAGGCTGCTGTCCAGGCTCTCCAGACAGAAGCCAACGCTGGTACCTCCACTGCCCTTCACTGGACTACTGTTAGTGCCGGTACTGTTCAGGAGTTCTCCATCCGTAAGGGTGAGCTCGCCAGAACAGCTGGTGCTAATACCACAGTAGTTCATCCACTTCAGCGGCCAGATATTGTTGAGCTGCGTAAGCTTCTAGATGGTAACCGGCTACGGTCTGAGCGTCTGCTCATGACTGAGATGGAGTGGGATGACCTTCTTCAGTGGACTGTTGAGGACTTCGGTGACCGAATGCAGTCCGAGACGGCTGTAGATGGATTTAAGTACAACACTGTTCTAGGGTTGTCTTACATCCGTACTATCAAGACGGATATTCTCCGTCCTGGTAACATCTATGTCTTCACCAAACCGGAGTTCTTCGGGAAGTTCTACATCCTGAATAACACCAAGTTTTACATTGATAAGGTTGCAAACCATATCACGTGGCAGGCTTGGGAAGACATTGCGATGTCGGTGGTTAACATCGCCGCTGTTCGCAAGATGGAGCTCTACTCTGGTGATGCTAACCCAACAACGGATGCCGATGGTTTCGTTGCAGCTGGTTTCTTCATCCCAGTGGCAGAGGATGCACTTGGTGCAGTCAACAACCGCGTCGATGCAGGTCTAACCTTCCCCGCAGTTTCGCAATACTAATCAGCCCTAACCTAGATGGGGGCCCAGTAAGGGCGACGGTGCTCCTTGGCCCGTCGCCCTTATTTGTTAGTCCTAAAGGAAAAGTAACATGTCAAACGGAAGTGGATTACTCAGCACACAGGCTGCCCGTCTACCCCACTTGGTACGGGGTAAGGGTGGGTTAGCTGGTGAGGTCGCAGACCTCAGAGATGACCTTGAATCAGAACTATCCCCTTTGGTAGCTCTAACACTTGATGAGTGGGTTGATGTCGCAGCAGCGGATTCCGATGGTGTCTTGCTGTCTGTGGTTAGTCAAGCGGCTGCAGCTTCTTACTCTGCATCTGACCTAGTGGGTGGTGCAGCTGTAGAGCTCGACCCTCCTCGTAACATCACATTAACTTGTGATGATTCAGCAGGTACGTGGACGGGCAATCTTACAGCTACTGGTGTTGATATTAACGGTGATGCTATCACTGAAGATATCGCCTTTACAAACAACACCACCACTGCTGGTGCCAAGATGTTTGCACGGGTGGACTCTCTAGAAGCTGACGCCCAGAATGATGCAAATGGTAACTGGGAGGTTGGTTGGGGAACCATCATTGGTCTCTCTAAGCCTATCATGAGTGTTGCCGGTGCTCTTTTGGTAGCACTAGAAGTAGAGGCCGGAACTGTTAAGGCAGCTGATGCTTTAGCTGGTACCTATGCAGATGCAGCGACAGGTGCTCCTAACGGTTCCTATGACCCAGGTGTCGCTCCTAATGGCACCAATGACTACGGTGTAGTGTACGGCTACGACCCAACTGCATGAGGTAGTCAATGACGCAGTATAAAGTGGTTAGTACGGTTAGAAGTGTCCGTACTCGTACTCAGAGAATGCGAACGGATAAGCAGGGAAGAAAACCATTCAAGCAGTATCTGGGTGGTGGTAAATACCGACTTATCCGTAAGCGTCCTCTCTTTCTGACAGAGGAAACTCTTCTTCCTCTTCTTGAAGAGTTAAAAGAGAAGCAGGCCAAAGGGTGGTTGGAAGTTCAGACTCTGAAAGGTGAGACTGTAGACCTAGATAAGGTAGGTAAGAAGGTTAAGCCTGCGCCTCCGCCGCCACCTCCTCCACCTCCCAAGGAGAAAAAGAAGATACCAAAGATGGATGAGCCTGAGATAAAAGTGGAGGAGAGTAAGTAATGTGGAAAGCCACTAACACCCAGGAGGATAGAAGCTTTTCTGTTGCTGGGAAGCGCCTACTCCCGAATAGCTCTATTCAACTCTCCGAAGAGCAAGCCAAAACCCCTAGGGTTCAACGGCTGGTTAAAGCCAGATTTATAAAGCTGGAGCCAGTAGGTAAAGAAGACCCGGTTATAACCACGGTCGAACCTGAGAAACCGCGTAAGCCTGACAAGCCTAAGAAAAAGGATAGTTGATGACGCTTCAAGGGCTCCCGACGATTACGCAGACCTTTCGAGACTTTGTCCAGATGGTCCGCCTCTATCTTCGGGATTTTCCTGAGTTGAATCGTCTAGTGGCGGGGGAGGAGTCCTCTGATAGGCAGATAGCATGGGCTGTGATGGATGCCCTGTCTGACTTTAATGGTACTCCTCCCCTGACCATTCACTCTCTAGATGATTTACTAATGAGGAACCAGCACTCTCTTCTTCTGAGGTTAACTGTTATAGCCTTACTAGAGAGCATTGGTCTTCTACAAACTAGAAACCATCTCAACTATTCTACTGGTGGAATCAATGTAGGGGTTAGTGACAAGACCCCCATGCTGATGAATTGGCTCCAGTACTTTAAGTCCACAGCTGAGCAGAGAAAGCAACAGGTGAAGGTTGCCATGAATATAGAGAGTATTCTAGGTCCTTCTAATGTTGGTGTGCACAGTGACTACTGGGCTACAAACTCATCTTACGTGGGAGGATGGGAGTAAACCATGGCTGTATTACGAGTTAGAAAGATAACTACCATCAATAGGGTGGAACTCTTTCTACAGGGAGCCATCTTTGGTGGCAATGACTTACGAGGTCAAGTAGCTGGTCTTGTAGGTAACACCATCACTTTTGCAAAACCAGCTGCTGCCTCGTGTGCTTTTGTTGCCGGAGCTAATGCAGGGTATCTCACAGCTGCAGAGATTAAAGCTCAGCTGGAAGCCGCTATTACTGGTTTAAAGGTGAAGTTTCTAGAGGGACGAATCGTTCTAATAGAAACATCTCCAAGTGGTGGAGTACAACTCGGTGGTGGGGTTCAGATAGCCAAGACTCTATTGGGGTTTGCCAAGAATAGCACTGAGGCTGGGCGCGTATACAACCCACCAGATGGTGCAGCTCCACGCCTTATATCGGTATCTCCAGACATGAGTAATTCTCATGTCATCATAACGGAGGAATGACCTAATGAGTTTTGATGAAGCTCTTCGTAGAAGGATTCCTCTAGGAGTGGCGGCTGACTACTTCATCGGCTTGAAGAAGGTAGCTCAACCACCAGCACTTGGGGGTGCCCCTGCACCTGGTGGTGGCGCTAGTATGGATAATCTATCTGGTCCAGCCTACATGGATACAGAAGGTGCCGCCTTGGCAGCACAGAATGCAGAAGAAGCTCAGTATTACAGAGCTCGCTTGCAAGAAGCCACAGCACAACTACAAATGGCTCAGCAGCAGATTCAAGCCTCTGGTGAACAAGCTGCTCAGCTTCAACAGCAGGTAGACCAGAGCCAAGCTCAGATTCAAGCAGCTCAACAAGGTGAAGCAGCTGCTAGAGATGAGGCTACTAATGCGCAACAGATGGCTGCCAACATGCGTATGGCTCATCAGAAGCTGCGTGGTGACCTTATGTCTACCATCTCTTCTCAGCCTCCACCTGAAGAACCTGCTCCTACTCCTGAAGAAGCTGCTGCTGCTCCAGCTCCGCAGCCTGGTGCTCCTCCCCCTGAGGGGATGCCTCCTGAAGGTGCTCCTCCTCAAGGAGCTCCGCCGGGTGGGGCTCCTCCACCGGCTCCTCCACCTGGGGGTGCCCCTCCTGCTCCAACTAAGCAAGCTAGTGCCCTCCTCCCTATGCTAAAGCAGCGTCTGCCTCATGCTCTCGTAGGCTCCGCGCTGCTTGGAACAGGGGTCGCTATAGAGAGTAGTCTTGGTACTGAAGGTATCAAACAAGACATTGCTGAAGCAGAAGCTAAGGAGAAAAGTTTTGGTAGGGCTCTACAACTAGCTCGTCTCAAAATGAGATTGGCTGGTAGAGAACTTTCCACTAGACATCCAGCTGCTGCTACTGCAACTGGAGCTGCCCTTGGAGCAATCATTGGGGGTGGTGCTGGTCCT